ATGGCGTACCTGCTTGTGACGAGCGCCGTGCGGCGCGGCATGGAGTACGAGGAATTCACCTTTGAGGTAGAGGACGGCCCTGACGACGGCGGGGAGTACAAGGTAGTAGTGATGAAAGTATGAGCGATATTCTCGACGGTATAGATCAGCGGCTGGAGTTGACGCTCTTGCTCGAAGAAAGCCTGCGGCGCAAAAAAGAGCGCAAGATCAACAGCTACTTCCCTGACGAGGGCCCATACCGGCGGGAGCTGTACCCCAAGCACACGGCGTACTTCAAGGCCGGCGCCAAGTACCGCGAGCGGCTGATGATGGCGGCAAACCGTATTGGGAAGACCGAGTCTATCGGCGGCTACGAGATGACCCTGCACATGACTGGGCGGTATCCCACTTGGTGGGAGGGCCGGAGGTTTGAGTCACCAATCAGCGCCTGGGCGGCCGGGGATACGGGGAAGACTACCCGCGATATTCTTCAGCTGAAGCTTCTGGGCCCACCGGGGGACTTTGGAAGCGGCCTGATTCCCAAGAGCGATCTGCTGCGCACAACCTCCAAGGCCGGTGTGGCGGAAGCAATTGAGGTCATCACGGTCAGACACGTCACCGGCGGCGAAAGCCGCCTGACTTTTAAGAGCTACGACCAGCGCCGCGAGGCGTTCCAGGGAAGCGAGCAAGACGTGATCTGGCTGGATGAAGAGCCGCCACTTGACGTGTACACGGAGTGTTTGTTAAGAACGATGACCAACAACGGCATGACCATGCTGACGTTTACCCCGCTTATGGGGATGAGCGAGACGGTCCTGTCGTTTCTGCCGAATGGGGACGTGCAAGAGCAGACCCACGGCAGCAAGTACGTTGGAATGGCGACGTGGGACGATGTGCCGCATCTTACCCAAGTCCAGAAAGACGAGCTTTGGGGATCGATACCTCCTTTTCAAAGAGACGCACGTTCTAAAGGGGTCCCCCAGCTTGGGGCGGGAGCGATTTACCCGGTGCCGGAGAGCGAGTTGATAACTCCTGAGTTCGTGATTCCTGAGCATTGGCCGCGGTCGTACGGCATGGACGTGGGCTGGAACCGCACGGCGGTGGTCTGGGGAGCGACCAACCCGGATGCCGGCATCACCTATCTGTACTCTGAGTACTACCGCGGCCAGGCAGAGCCTGTGATTCACGCGGAAGCGATCAAAGCCCGTGGCGACATGCCGGGGGTAATTGATCCAGCCAGTCGCGGTCGAGCGCAGACTGACGGGCAACAGCTTCTTGGGATGTACCGGCGGCACGGTTTGGACGTGACGGTGGCGAATAATGCGGTTGAGAGCGGGCTTTATTCGGTATGGCAATCAATGTCTGCCGGCAAGCTTCGGGTGTTCCCGACATTGAAGAATTGGTTGAATGAATTTCGGCTTTATCGACGTGACCAAAAGGGTCGCGTAGTGAAAGATAATGATCATTTGATGGACGCGACACGGTATTTAATGGTAAGTGGTCTTAGTAGAGCTGCGATACCGGGCAAGTACTCCGGCAAAAAAAGCAGTATGCTTACTATGCCGATTATCAACTTTTTCAAGCGATGAAAGAAACCGACCTTTACGACGTTCACCAGCAGGCCCGGATCGAGTTCGACCAGATCCAGAGCGCCCTCTATCAGGAGCGGATGAACTGTCTTCAGGACAGGCGTTTTTGTTCATTGTCCGGCGCCCAGTGGGAAGGCCCCCTTGGAAACCAGTTTGAGAACAAGCCCCGGTTTGAGGTGAACAAGGTGCACATGGCGGTGCAGCGGATCATCAACGAGTACCGGAACAACCGGATCTCTGTGGCGTTTGTTTCCCGCGAAGGCGAAGAATACGACAAGCTGGCGGATACCTGTGCCGGCCTGTATCGGGCGGATGAACAGTCCTCCGGGGCCGAGGAAGCCTATGACAACGCCTTTGAAGAAGCGGTCATGGGCGGCTTTGGCGCCTGGCGCCTTCGGACCGAGTACTCTAACGACGAGGACCCGGAAGACGACAAGCAACGCATTTGCATTGAGCCGATCTTTGATGCAGACACTAGCGTGTACTTTGATCTCGGCGCCAAACGCCAAGACAAAGCAGACGCGAAGCGTTGCTTTGTTCTTACCAGCATGACGCGCGAAGCCTACCGGGCTGAGTTTAATGACGATCCATCGACCTGGCCTAAGACCATCACGCGCAGCCAGTTTGATTGGTATACGCCTTCGGTTGTGTACGTTGCCGAGTACTATAAGCTTGAGGAAGTGTCCGAGCAGATCCGCACCTACAGAGACATTAGCGGCAAGGAAGAGTCTCTGCGGCCGGATGAGCTTGAGATGAAAGAAGAGCAGATGCTTGCAACCGGCTGGAAAGAAGTTCGCCGCAAAAAGGTCAAGGCTCGTAAGGTCCACAAGTACATTATGTCCGGGTCCAAGATTCTTGAGGACTGTGGCTACATTTCTGGGAAACACATCCCCATTATTCCGGTCTACGGAAAGCGGTGGTTTGTGGACAATGTCGAACGATGCATGGGTCATGTGCGGCTTGCCAAAGACGCGCAGCGGCTTAAGAATATGCAGCTAAGCAAGTTAGGCGAAATCGCTTCGCTCTCCGCAATGGAGAAGCCTATCCTGCTTCCTGAACAAGTTGCCGGCCACCAGCTCATGTGGGCCGAGGACAACCTCAAGAACTACCCGTACCTGCTGATCAATCCGATCACGGACGCTAACGGCAACCCCGCCCCCGGCGGGCCGGTGGCATACACAAAGCCTCCCTCGATTGCGCCGTCTATGGCGGCACTGCTCCAGATCACCGAGTCTGACATGCAAGAAATTCTTGGGTCCCCCCAGCAGGGAGACAAAATGGTGAGCCATCTTTCTGGTAAGACTGTTGAGCTAATTCAGCAACGGCTTGATATGCAGACGTTTGTGTACATGTCCAACATGTCAAAAGCGATCAAGCGGTGCGGAGAAGTCTGGCTTTCGATTGCCCGGGACATCTTTGTTGAGCAGGGTCGGAAGATGAAAACGGTTGCCGAAAACGGCAAGACCCAGCCAGTAGAGCTCATGCGCCCGGTTGTTAACGACGAAGGTGAGATCGAGTACGAGAACGACATGTCCGACGCCGATTACGACGTTGAGGTGCTTGTCGGACCGGCGAGCACTACCAAGCGGCAGGCTACCGTGCGGGCGCTAACAGACATGATGACCATGACCCAAGACCCTGAGATGACTCAGGTGCTGTCTTCGATGGCTATGCTCAACATGGAAGGCGAAGGAATCAGCGACGTGCGGGATTACTTTCGCCAAAAGCTGCTTCGGATGGGTGTGCTTAAGCCTACCGACACAGAAGCCCAGCAACTCGCCCAGGAGGCCCAGAACGCCAAACCTGACCCGCAGGCGCAGTACTTGCAGGCGGCAAGCGAGCAGGCCATTGCACAGGCCGCCAAGGCTCACGCTGACAGTATTCTGTCGGTCGCCAAGGCCGAGGAAGCTCGGGCCAAGACGACGGAGACTCTTTCTAAGGTAAGCGCAACAGATCAGGATCGGATCTTTGCGCTGGCCGACCGGCTGACCCAGCCGGCCCCGCAGATGCAATAGTACTTGCATTTTGCGGAAAATTCACCCATGAATACAACAGAACCGGCAGAAGATAGTGCGGCAACAACTGAACCTGAAGAACTCCTAGCAACGCCAGAGGCCCTTACGGGGGAGCCTGAGCACGAGCAAACGGAGGAATCGGGCGAAGAGGTTGTTATCACCATCAAAGGAGAATCGCCACCTCCCGAAGAAGAAGAGAAGCAAGCACCCGAATGGGTGAAGAACCTGAGAAAAAGCTACCGAGAGCTACAACGCGAGAAGCGTGAGCTTGAGGATAAGCTCAAGATGGTATTGCCGTCAGCAGAGCAAAGTCCTGTTGAGCCCGGTAGAAAACCCACCCTTGAGCAGTGTGATTACGATTCAGACAAGTTTGAGAGCGAACTTGAGGCATGGTTTGAGCGTAAACGGCAGTCTGATGAGGCTGCGGCTAAGCAAAGATCCAAGCAGCAATCCGAACAGGAATCCTGGCAGAAGAAGTTAGAAGGCTACAACCAGTCAAAGACTGGCCTGAAAGTATCCGATTTCCAAGATGCCGAGGAAGCAGTTCTCGAAAATCTAAGCGTAACGCAACAAGGCATTATTCTTCAGGGCGCCCAGAACCCCGCCGTAATGGTCTATGCCCTAGGCAAAAACCCAAAAAAGGCCAAGGAACTGGCAGAGATCACAGATCCGGTGCAATTCGCGTTCGCTGTTGCGAAACTCGAAACGCAACTGAGTGTGACTCGAAAAAATTTAGCTCCTCCCGAAAAACGAATTGTTAGCAATGGGAATCCAGGTACGTCCAGCGTTCAGTTGGATCGGTTGCGTGAAGAAGCGACACGCACCGGGGATTATACCAAAGTCATCGCCTTCAAAAATCAGTTAAAAACTCAGTCTAAATAGATAAAATTATGGCAGGACAAATCTCCTACAACAGCTTTTCGAAAGAAGAGCGCGTGGCGTTTGAAAACCTTCTCGAAGGTTTCCAGGACGCCCTCGTCATGTCCCGGAACGTCTCTCTGTACAACACAGACCAGACGATGATGGAACGTACCAACAACACCATCTGGAGGCCGCAGCCTTATATCTCCCGCTCCTACAGCGGCACAGATATGACCAGCAACTTCACGGACTACACCCAGCTCTCCGTCCCAGCGACGATCGGCTTCAATAAGTCTGTGCCTTGGATCATGACTGCTACTGAGCTTCGTGATTCCCTCCAGGAACAGCGCCTCGGGAATGCCGCTAAGCAGAAGCTCGCTTCTGACATTAACGTTGCCACTCTCGGTGTTGCTTCGTCACTGGGCTCGCTTGTTATCAAGCGTACCACGGCAGCCACTGGCTACGACGACGTCGCCCAGGCTGAAGCAATCTTCAACGAACAGGGTGTTCAGGATCACGAGCGTTACATGGCGCTTTCGACCCGCGATTACAACGGTATGGCAAGCAACCTGGC